ATTTCATCTCAGTAATAATGAAAACCGGGAGAATGCCCATTTTTTGAGCATTCACCGCAGCTTCTAATAGGGCAGTTGTTTTGACCGTATCACTATGTCCGCGAAGGAGTGTGATATGTCCGGTAGGGATACCGGGTAAAGAAGTGATATCTTGAAAGGCTTTAGATAGAGGTATCCATCCCTGCTCTTTAAACTTCACAGAAGCATTAGAGTACCCTTTCTTCTTTTTAAAATTACTTAAATTAAACGACGTACGAACAGCAGCGGTCGCTTTTTCTTGAACTTCTTTTTTCTTTGCCATTATTCATTAAATATATCATCAAACATAGTAACTTTGTCTTTGTTGCCAGCGGTAGCTGTTTCCAAAGTAAAGTCAGTCTTTTGAGGACTATTGCTTTCTGGCGTAGTTTCAGAACCTGCTGCAGGAGATTCTTCTTCTGCTGATCCTGGGTTTAAGTAGTTTTGTAATTGTTTCTTAATAAAGTCATAATCGTATTGAGTATGTACTTCAGTAGGATTTGGTTGTTCTTTTAACCATTTATCAACTAAATCATTGTTGTCTGATAGAGGTGTTTGTTTAGGTTTAATTCTAACTGTAGTTGTAGGATAAGGGTTACCTTGAACCTGCTCTACTACTAAATCCCAACCGTTGATTACGTCAGTAAAATCACCTACATCTTCATCTTCTGCTAGAGCAAGTAAAGCTTTGTAGATAGTAATACCAAATCCCCATAATCTAACACCTTTATCTTCTTCTCCTCTTACTACTACAGGAGCAAAGATTCTAGTTTTAGGGTTAATTTTACCTGATAGAGACCAGTTGTCTTTATCGTTGGTCTTACGTAGTTCTTTTACGAACTCTTCGATAGGATCTTGCTTACCAAAGTTTGATAAAGCAACCATCGGGTATTTTCCAATACCGTAGTGAAACTTTAACTCTTTGAAAGGAAAAGCAGGATCGAAGGCAGACGGAACGATTCTAATCGTCTGTTTACCTAGTTCGGGTTTCCAAAAGATAGTGGAATAGTCAGTTTTTTCTCTTTCCTGACCGTTGTTGTTTAAGGCATCGAGCTTAGCCTTGATCGCATTTAAATCCATATAACTTGTTTAATTTATAACTTATTATTAATATAAGAACTTCTTTTTAGTTCTCCAACTCTTTTATACGAAAAAGTTTTGTATTAATTCTTTTTAATTCTGGTCCTTTGGTTAGAAGTATGCAATTTCGATAATCAGACCAGTTGATTCTATAAGAAGTATCTAAGACTCCTTCGTTCAACTCTTTAATAAGAGTATTCAATGCGTTTATTGTATATAGGGTATTGGACTCTTTTTTTCTGTGAACTAGAATGGTGTTCTCTAAAAAGGTGGAAACATTGCCGTAGTCTACATTATAGGTACAGATGTATTCGTCCTGGCTCTTGGAATACAGGACAAATATTTTGTTGTAAATAATTTTGTACTTATCTTGTATATCTTGTAAAGTCTTTTCTAAGGCATCTTCCGTAGAAAAGGTGCAAAATAATTTATTGCTCATATCTTCGTTTAAACTTATAACATCAATATCATAATCGAATTGATGCAGTACTGTAACATTTTTCATTTATTATAAATATAAGTTAGTATCATAAAACTAAATTATTAGAGAATTTGAATTTAACAGGGTACTTCCCATTTTCTGAGAGTATCTCTTCTAAATTCTCTAGTAATTCTTTTCCATCTTCTTTATTAAAATCAAACAGTATTGAATCGTAAGTATACAACACCGCTTTAGTCTTCTTATCTTTAAGGTATCTCAATACCTCTTTTAAAATTATAATATTCCTAGAAGTTTCTAATGACTGCATAACGTAGTTCATTAATTTCTGAGGATTCATATCTTTTAGCTTTTTTGTAAATGGTTTCCCACTAATAGGAGCCAGGACTTTTCCGTCAGTTTCATATCTGGCCCAAAGTTCTTTGATAAACTTATCAATTCTTTCAAAGATGTCCAGGAATGCCCACTTTTCTGGTATCTTTCCATAAATTGCATGAAAGTTAATTTGTTTGGCTTCTGCGTATTCTTCATCTGTGATTTCTTCTTTATCGAAATATAATTTAGCTAATTGTTTATGAGCAGACTCGTCTGTTAATTTGTAGCCAATCTGATCAGCAAGTAAACGAAGGTGATAGCCATCAAAATCGAACTCAACAAAATAGTCACCGGTCGGACGGAAACATTTGCGGTGCTCGTTACTCTTAGGTAAAGCAGCGAAATTAACGCTATTGAAAGCATTAGTAGGTCTAGAGGTTGCATTATATAAATTGTAATTAGTAAATACTGAGTTGTCTACTGTATTATAAATAGGGTTTCTAGGTGTAAAAAGCTTGTTAAATGCTTCATAATACACACCAAGTCCGCTTTGTTCTAATAAGAAAAATACATTAGTTGCAGTCTTATTATAAAAGTCAAAACAGTCAGGTATTTCTATCTCTATAGCCTTCTTAATTTGATTATATATCTTTTCTGAGGATTCGTATAATTTTGAGATAGGTACGAGTTGATTAATGTTATATTGATCTTTAAATTTGTTATAGAAATAATTTAAAGTTGTATTTTCTTTAGTGTACTCAAGCCTTTCGTAATAGGTCATAGAATAAAGCAATGATATATCGATTGCTCCCTGTAGATTAAAGTGATATAGGAGGTCTTTTTTATTTAATGTATATAGTTTACTAGTGCTTTTAAGAAGCTCGTAGACCCGGTTTTTATCTACATTTAAACCTTCGTCGTGGTTAATAGGAATAATAAAACCGTGATCAGATTTAAGTAATCTAATATAAACTGCAACAACTGAAGTAAGCTTAGGGTGGTAGAGATCGTTTGATGATATAACATCTACGAAGCAACCTAATCTAACTAGATTTTGTAATGACTGTAACTTACTTTCTTCTTCTACTATATAAAACACTTGTACGTAACCTTTAGTTTAATATAATATAAGTAAAAAGTTTTAATTTACAAACTGGGAAAGGTCTTTTATGTAGTTTTTTAGCCCTCTTAGCTGTTTTTCTCCGTTTTCAACGGATTTTGCATTTCTACTCTTTGCTCCTAAGTACATATATCCTCTAAACTCAGTATCCTCTGCAGGTCCTTCCAGCCACCATTCGATAGAAGCAGTTAAATAAGCAGGGAGTTTTTTAACTCTATTAAATTCCGCTTTATTTAATTCTGAGATTAGTCCAGATCTTTTATCTCTTGAAAAATAACGAGTAAATTTCTTATTTTTATAATCTGTTTCAGTCGGTGCTACTATTGCACTTTTTGGTGGGATTATTTTATTTTTATTCTCTTGTTTTTTCTCGTATTCAAGTTTAAATATGAGTTCTTTACCTGCAAATTTCGGAGTAGTTCCTTCGAAAATTTGATTTTTATAAGTAATAAAGTAATCTCCTTTAAAAGGTTTCAAAGTATCCTTATAAAGTAGTTCTTTATCTCCTCCTGAAGATTTAAATGGGCCTGTATATTTAGACTTAGGTAGATACATTGTTAGTCTTTTGACTTAAAATTACAGCGTTAGCTTCAATAGTGGTAAACCATTGGTTGTTACTTATATCATGTGAAACAGTAGAAATTTGAAACCCTACTGACAGTCCTTCAGAATAAGAAGCTGGTAATACTTCATCGGGTATTTTAAAGAATTGTAAGGACTTTAATCCTCCTATACCCATCATTGTTAAATTTACTTTTGCTCCTATATGCCCTCTTTTGGGTTTACTACTTGCAAGATTAGCATCTAATTCCTGTTGAATTAAAGAAGCTCCGTTAGGAAGAGCTTTTTCAATAGCTTCTTTATCGTACTTACCTTTTTCGTAGAGTTTTTTAAATTCTTTTTCTAACTTAGCTTTAGCATCTTCTTTACCTTTTTCATATTCTTTAGCTAACGTTTTTTGATCATTTTGAGCTGCTGATGTAAACCTACTACTAATGCCTGAGTTAAATACTGCTAGTCCTGTGGAGGTATTTTTACCTGCATCTTGTCCTTGTAAAATAGCTTGACTAGTTATGAGATTAATCATAGAGTTTGATAGCGTGCTATTAAAAGAAAAGTCTTTTAAAAAGGAGTTTTTTCCTTTGGGTATAATTACAGTGTAATTATCTTCTTGACCTTCAGGTCTAGGAGTTAACTGTAAATCTATAATTTTACTAGGGCCTAATTTTTTGTCTAGATAGTAATCGTTATATAGTACAAACTGATTTATTCCACCTAGGCTGAGTTCAACCTCTGCTAGTATGTTGTTTAAGAAAGTACCGATACTTATATCTATTGGTTTATTTTTATCATCTTTTCGTAGTTTCTTATATTGGTCATACAGAAACTGTGTAGATAAGTGTATGTCTAATACATCTGCTCTATCTTCTTCTTTTTTACCGGAAATAATACCTTCAGTTTTCAACCCGTACTTGCCAGTTTGATTAGGTAACAAACAAACACCAGGATCGATACTAAAATGATCTGCATAGCTTGTGTAGAAATCTACTTCAGGTGTAGTATTAAATTTACCGTCAGGATTTTTAGTGTTAGCAGAATCTCTTGGTAAGAAAAAGTAGTTAATCATACCCAGAAAGTACCTCATACTTATATAGTTAAACCTATTACCGCCCGGTCTTCCATTAGCAGCGTTAAATCCTGCCCTATATACTTTGAATTCAAAAGAATCGCCATCTGAGGTTATTAGTTCTTCTATACCTTTAATAGAGGCGTCATATTTCTTTTGGAGGGCAGCGTTTATTCTATCCATATCTGCTTCCTCTACGATTTCATCTCCTTCTTGATTTCCTCTTTTATCT